GTAGAAGATGACGCCCCCGTGGCGCAGGAGTAAAACAATGGCACAGGTATATCCCGTTGCTGGAAGCAAGCTGTATATCGGCTCGCGTGTAACTGGCAAAGGCACCGTTACTGCTGCTGATTTTGCTGGCCAAGTTTGGACTGAGATCGGCGGCTGGGCGAGCGCTGGCAGCATTGGCGACACTCAGGAAATTGGCGAGCAGTCGCTTATCAACGAAAACCGCGTTCGCAAGTTCAAGACCACTCGCAACGCCGGCACTATGGAAAATCAATTTATCCCTGTCGCGCTCGATGCTGGTCAGATCAAGTTCAAGGAGGCAATCGACGATTGCCAGCCGTACGCATTCAAGATCGAATGGGGCGGCGACTGCGCGCCTGAGTCTGTCGTGACCATTACCGTAGGCACTCCAGGCGTTGTGAGCTGGACAGGTCACGGCCTCCAGGCTGGCCAGCCGGTTGTATTTAGCACCACCGGAACTCTGCCGACCGGCCTAACTGCTGGCACTGTGTACTACGTATCGGCCACCGGCCTGACTGCTGATTCCTTCTCGGTAAGCGCAACAGCGGGAGGCGCGGCAATCGACACTACCGCAGCTGGCACTGGCACCCACACCGTTACGGCGCCGCCTGCCGGCATGACCGACATGTTCTACGGCATGGCCCTCCCTGGCGCGCGCTCCGGTGGTGATGCTACTGCCGCGCACCTGCGTACTTGGTCGATTGGCATCGATTCCAACGTGGTAGAGGTTTAACCGAATCCCTCATTCGAGGGTAAGAGGTCAGCGGCCTAGCCTCGCCGCTGGCCTCGCTTTGAGGCTATGAGGCTGGAGTAATACCAATGGATATCAACCAACTGATTCTGACTGACGATGCCGTGAACGCTATTGAGAATGGCGCATGGGTCGGCAATCTGCCTGGCGCTCCGGGCGTAGAGGTGAAGGTGCTGGGCACTACCTCTGCTGCATACCGTAAGGCCATCGGCGCCAAGATGGAGGCCGCACGCAAGGCAGCCAAGGGTGTCCCGCTGGCACAGGAACAAGTCACGCAAATGGTGCGCGAAGTGTTCGCAGACGTTGCCCTGATCGACTGGCGCGGCCTTGAGAAAGACGGCAAGCCTTTCGCGTTTGATCGTGAGGTTGCGCGTCAATGGCTGACCTCCCGTAACGGCGAAGTATTTGCCGACTTGGTGGCTACCGCTGCGCAACGACTTGACGCAGACGCCAATAGCTACGTCGAGGCAGTCACAAAAAACTAACAGCCCGCCTGCGCTGGGCAATTGATAACCCGAACGCGAAAAAGATCATTGAGGACTACACGCGATTCGGCCAGGAAATCCCAGCCGGCCTAGTTCCGCCAGAGTTACACGATATTGAATGGCACCTATGGTCGGCGTTTTGGGAGTTATCAACGGAGCGCCAGGTGGGGGTAAATCCGGGGCCGATTCCCGGTTCGGCAATACGGCAATACGCAGATCAGGAGATTGGCATAAGTCCGTCACTGTTCTCGCAAATCATCCGCGCCATGGATGAGGTTTATTTGTCTCACAAGAGCGGCGAGGGGAAAACCTTCTCCCGCGAAATGATTAGAAGGTGATCTATGGAAGTAGCCTCGCTCGGTCTAAAAGTCGAAGGCATTGGCAATATCGACCAAGCGACTTCCTCCCTGGGTCGATTTACGCAATCAGCTGACTCTGCTGAAAAGTCGGCATCTGCGCTTGACCCGGCCAGCCGAAAAAGTTCTCAGTCTGTTCAGCAGCTAGGCAAGTCGAGCCAGTCAACATCAAGCAGCCTGAACGCCCTTGCATCTACCGCGATGAAGGTCGGTGGCGTCCTGGTTGCTGCGTTCAGCGTATCCAAGGTCGTACAGTACGCTGACGCATGGTCAGACATGCAAAGCCGGGTCGGTGCGGCGACAGGCAGCATGGACACCGCAGGAGCCTCTATGCAGCGCCTCCTGCAAATTGCCAACGCCTCATATTCCCCACTTGAGCAAACTGCCGAGATTTACTCTCGCAACGTCTCGACATTCCGTGACCTTGGGCGCAGCGCAACAGAAGCCGCCGACTTCACCGAATCGCTGAACAACATGCTTGTGCTGACCGCCACCCGTGGCGAACGGGCTGCATCGGTGCAGAATGCGCTGTCCAAGGCCATGGCGGTCGGAAAGATCGAAGCGGACGGCCTGGAGACTGTTCTAGCGAACGGCGGCGAGGTCGCGCAGGCTCTGGCTAGAGAGCTTGGCACTACAGTCTCAGGCCTTCGCCAGATGGCATCTGACGGCAAGATCACAAGCGACGTTATCGCTAATTCAGTGGTCAAATCACTTGATGATGTACGCGACCGTGCCGCAGAAATGCCGGCCACAATGGGCGACGCCTTCGTCCGCGTCGGTAACAACGTTACAGCGCTTGTCGGGACTTTCGACCAAGCAACAGGAGCGTCTGGCGCTCTCGCCGCTGCGATCATCGAGCTATCCGATACCGCGCTTGAGATGGCTACCAGTGAAGACGTGATCGCCGGATTGTTAGCATGGCAGGGCGCATTGCAGGCAATTGGTCGGGACATTATTGAGCTTGACCGCCTGATATCTGGATTCACTAGCAATGCCGAAGAGGATGCCTCAAGCATAGGGTTTTCGTTCGCTGAGATCCCGGCCAATATCCGCGCCGCAATTCAGATCGCAACGGTAGAGATTGCCAGCTTCATCGATGCCCAGCTAAACGGCATTCAGGCGCTCGCTGCTGCTGTTAAGGCGCTGCCGGATGGCCCATCTGCGGCAGTCGATGCATTCAATGCCGTACGCTCTCAGATGGCCGCATTGGGCGATGCCCGAATGCAGTCTATCGAAGCCATTCTGCAAGAGCGTGACGCCATCGTAAATGGTGCTCGTGACGCAGCTAAGGCGTACAAGGAAAGCACACGCCAGACGCTAGAGATGAATGGCGCATTGGGTGAGACAGCGCGCGTTGCTGCTAATGCGTCAAGCGAAATATCCAAGGCCGCGCAAAAGAACGCCAACGCTATTGAGAATGAAATCTCAGCACTAGAGCGCGCCGCAAAAGTCTGGGGAATGACGGCGGGCGAGGTAAAAATCTATGACCTGACGATGAAAGGTGCTAGTGAGTCGCAGCTCGAATACGCACGCTCGCTCATCGCCACCGTCGAAGGGTTGGAGGCTCAGAAGAAAGCCGAGGAAGACGCCGCCAGGGAGATTGAGCGCCGCAAGAAAGCCTTTGGCGACGATCCCATATCCTCGATTGTGGGCAAGGTTAATCCACTGTCAGGCGGCATGTTTGACAACCAGATGGCTCGCTATGAGGCTGAGGCATTAGCAGAGCAGCAGCGCTACGAGCAGCAGCAGGAGCGCTTGCGTGAAGCGCTAGACCTGCAACTGGTCACGCGGCAGCAATATGCTGAGCTTGAGGTTGAGCTTGCTCAGGTTAGCGCTAATCGCGTCGCTCAGATTGAGCAGGCCAAGCAACAGCTCATGCTGCAAAGCGGTGAACAGATGTTTGGAAGCCTGGCCGGACTAGCGCAGACCTTCGTGGGAGAGCAGTCAGCCGCATATCAGGCTCTGTTTGCTATCCAAAAAGGGTTTGCCGTCGCCACCGCATTGATGAACGCGCCTAAGTCGTACTCAGACGCATATGCAGCAACCGTTGGCATCCCCGTGGTCGGGCCGATTCTTGCGCCAATCGCTGGCGCCACTGCGGCGGCAGCTCAGGTTGCGCAGGCAGCTGCAATTAAAGGCGTTACGCCTGGATTCCAGGGCGGCGGATACACCGGGAACATGGGCGTTTCTGACGTGGCAGGCGTGGTGCATGGCCGTGAATATGTGTTCGATGCTGCTGCAACTTCGCGTATTGGCGTGCCGACACTTGAGGCGATCCGCTCAGGTAGGCCACTGAACTCCAGCGGCGGCATCATGAATGGTTCTGGCAGCGACGCTAGCCAGCCTATTACCATTGCGCCGCAAGTTGTTGTGAATGGCGATCCCGACAAAGCAACTATCGCGCGAATCGAAAAAGCAACCGCCGATGGTGCTAAACTCGCATACCAGCAGATATCGAATGATTTGGCCACTGGTCGCGGCTCTGTATCTAAGAGCCTCCAAGCCGGTTATGGCGTAAGTAGAAGGAAGGGTTGATGGAAGAACTACCGCAGTTTCCCGACTGGCTGCCGCCGCCAGTTCAGGATGGGTACGGGTTCGAACCTGTCAGCCCGCTGATTAGCACTGATTTGCAGGGCGGCGGAACAATTCAGCGCCGCCGTTATCGCAGCACGCCCACCAACGGGAATTTGACGTGGACGTACTTTGACGACTTGCAGGCCCAATCATTCATGGCGTGGGTTCAGGAAATTATCAAGGATGGGCAGTTGTGGTTTGAAATAAATCTGAAAACGCCCGAGGGTTATTTTCCATACAAGTGCCAGTTCAGGGAGATGTACGAAGGGCCGACATTGATGGGCGCTAAATACTGGAGCTTTAGCGTTCCAGTTCGCCTATATCGTCGGCCTGTTATAAGTGGCGGGTGGGCGCTGTATTACCCGGAGGCGCTGCGATACATGGATATTATCGACCGCGCCGTCAATCAAGAGTGGCCAAATTCGCAATATCAGACATTCATGGATGTGTTTGATTATGGCGTTAATCAGGAGTGGCCAGCGCCGTGACTATCATTGATCGATTCTATGTGAGTGGCGGCGATGATGTGCGCATTATCACGATGCAGATTGAGATTGCCGGCGATGCAGATCGAGACATTGATTCTGTATCTCATTATCTGGTGCATGATTTTGAGCCGCTCGAAGCGCTTTTAGAGACAGGCGAGGCTGTGACTTTTCAGCCTTTTGCGCTTGCCGCCGCGCTACCGCCGAGAAACCTGGACGGCACGCAAGACCTGAATTTCAGTCTCTCCAATATCAGCGGCCTAGTAAGCACTGAGATTCAGCGTGCGCTATCTAATCAACTCAAGATGCACGCAACCCTGCGCCAGTACCTCGAAAGTGATCTTTCCGCGCCAGCAGAACGCCCGTATCGACTTGAGGTTAAGAACGGCCAATGGTCTGCAATGCAGGCGGATTTGACAGCGGGTTATATGAACATCCTCGATACCGGCTGGCCTCGTTGGCTGTACAATCTGAATCAGTTCCCAGGCTTGAGATACATTACATGATCGACACCGAGCGCTATGTCCGCGAAGTTAAGTGGGATAAGGGCGGCCGAGTCTGGCCTAATCTCGACTGCTACGGCGTTGTTATTGCTGTTCGTGAGGATCTTGGCCTGGATAAATGGCCGTCATGGGATGGCGTCACAAAAGACGATGACGGCCTGGACAAGGCAGGCCGTGAGTTCGTTAGTTCGCGCGAAAAATGCGAGCCGGAGGAAGGTGCGGTAGCCTGCTGCTATATGGCCAGCCTAATGACCCACGTGGGCGTTGTCGTCAATACACCTGCCGGCCTGTGTGTAATGGAGTGCAATCCTAATCAGGGCGTGACCTGCATGCCTGTGCGCCGATTCATCCGCCGATTTGTGCGCGTGGAGTTTTATCGATGATTCGCATTTATCCGTCGCGCCATGAGATTAATATCTACCCATCACTTAAGGGGATGGCGCTAGAGAGCCACGCTATAGGATCTAAAATCACAATCGCGGATTGGCTGCGTGCAACTATCAGCAAAGACAAAGATGGCAATCAAGTTGATCTATCCGCTGATATCCAGCCAATTTCCATTGATGTAAATGGCAAAACAATCAGTCCGGTAGATTGGGAGTCAATCAAGATTGGCCCGAATGATGACGTGCGGATTTATCCGGTTCCATTTGGCTTTGAAACTATCGTAGCCATTGCAACTATCGCTGTAGTTGCTGTTGCTATTGTAAGCCTGATCGCTCTAAATACAGACACGCCTAACGCATCATCTGCAACTGGCGACCGGCTGGAGCTTAATCCAGCAAAAGCCAACAGCGTGAAACTTTACGAACCAATCCGCGAAGTGTGCGGACGGGCAAAGATTTACCCGGACTATGCTTTACAGCCAGTAACAAGGTTTATCAGTGGTCGTGATGCACGGACTAGCATGTTCCTTGTTGTTGGCGTTGGTCGATTCAGTATTCCACCCAGCCAAATCAGGATTGGTGAAACTCCAGTTAGCGCATTTGGAAGCGAGGTCGAATATACGATCTATGAGCCTGGCGCTAATGTTTCTGGTGATCCTCGCTCTGAAAACTGGTACGCAGCGCCTGAAGTTGGTGCATCTAAAAGCGCAACTGCTGGTCTTGATTTACAGTCCCCAGATTCTACGACTTCCGTATCTGCTGATGCACTTGCCTTAACTGGAAACACCATAACGGCAGTTGGTGAAACCGCAGAAATACCTGACTCATGGATTGCGGGGACAATTGTAAATCTAATAGCGCCAGATAATTTCACCATAACGAGTAGCAGCACCCATAGCATAATCGCCGGCCCGCTTCAGGAATTGCAGCCGTTTGTTGGTATGCAGGTAACTCTGACATACCTCAATGAAGGGCTAGATCTTGTTGTTGACAGCTATTCGCCCTATGTCGCCCCAGTTCCAGGCACTGGCGGATCGCCTTCTAGCGTAACGGCCAGCGCTGCGCCTACGACATACGACTTCAGCGGCACGCCAATAGCGTGGAATCTGACTTATCGCGGCGTCACCCGCTCTCTTTCGCTTACCGCCAACTACCTGAACATGAGTGGCGTGGTTTCCGAGATAACCTCACAACTAACTGGCATGGGCCTTGTTGCGCAGGATGATTCCGGCAGGCTGAAAATCGTAGAGCCGAGCAGCCCGTATTACGGTACGCCAATAACAATGAGCAGCGCCCCCGTTGCTATATTCGGCATCGGCCCGGTGTATGTTGTTGGCAGCGCCTCAACAGGCGGCACGCCTGAGCAACTGGCAAAGATCACGCTTGAATATCCAGACGGGACGCCTTTTATCGGTCTTCCAGATGGAATACAGCGAATCGCAATAGGCTATCGCCAGAACAGGTACAGAGTGGATTCTGTTGCCGGTGAAACTATATCTGTAAGTAGGCTAAATGAGTCAGGGGTTGTTGACTCTGGCTGGTCTGGATTCCTAGATAGGACGATACTTGATTATCAACTATCGTCAACCGTAACAGACAGCGCGAACTGGATAGGCCCATTTATGGGATGCCCAGAGGGCGAAGTCGTTGACCGCATTGAGTGGGATATCTTTTTCCCTGGCGGCCTTATCCACAACGATAAAAAGGGCAGACAGCAAGCATACTTCGCTACGGTAATTGTTGAATGGGCAGATTCTTCTGGAGGCCCATGGAATGCGATCACAAAAGAATATAGCGCACGAACTCAGGATGCTTTTGGAAGAACTGAATCGCTGGACTTACCGAATCCAATTCGGCCAATTTTCAGGATGCGAAAAGGGCCTTCACGCGGATGGGCAAATAGCGCTGATACCGTTCAGTGGTATGCATTGCGCGGTCGCCTTCTTGAGCGCCCAACTTCATATCCCGGCGTAACATGCATTGCCATGACCGTGCGCACGGGTTCTCGACTCTCTGCGCAGTCTGATCGCCAGGTCAGTCTAGTTGCCACTCGCATATATGAGGACGGCGAGTCTCGGTCTATTTCTGGCGCTATTCAGCACATATGCCAAAGTCTGCCGGCTAATGAGGCGGCATATGACGAAGAGGAATTGGCAGAACTTCAGGCTGAGTATTGGACGCCGCGCGGTGAGACCTTCGACTATTCATTCGACAAGCAGGTGACGGCTAAAGAAGCGCTCCAGACAGTGCTAAATGCCGGTATGTCGTTCCTGTCTATTGAGGACTCGAAAATAACCGCCATTCGTGAGGGCGTTAAACCAATTACTGGCGCCATCACGCCGCACGAACAAGCGTCCGAGCTTGTTACCAGTTTCGTATCGCCAAGCGCCGATGACTACAGCGGCGTTGACGTGAAATACATTGATCCCGTGACGTTTGGCGTTGAGATTGTCGAGTGCCGTCTGCCCGGTATTGACCCGCTTAAAATCGAGACATACACACTAGACGGCGTTCAGGGTCGCACAAGAGCGTGGCGCATTGGTATGCGGCGTTTGATGAAGTACCAATACCAGCGACTGACGCACAAGACCGAGACAGAGTTGTCAGCGCTCGCCTATCGAATGCTTGATCATGTGGTCATGACAGACGACATACCAGGCAATCAGACAATCAGCAGCATCATCGAATTAGCAGAGGATATTGATTCTGGAGATTGGGCCGGTAAAACACTGATCACCTCCAGCGAGGATCTCGATTGGACTTTCGAAAACCCCCGCGTGCTGATCAAATACCAAGACGGCACCGTTAGCCCGCTTCTGACGCCTGTTCGCGTAAACGACACACAGCTACTTGTCACCACCGCCTCAATAGAAAACGACTTTGACTGGTCAATTGAGCCGCCAAGAATGGTATTCTGTTCTTCAAGCAAAGTCGGCTATTCTGCAATCATTGAGGCAATCGAGCCAGACCAAGACGGGCGGTGCAGTGTTACCGCCAAGCAGTACAGCGATTCATTCTATCAATACGACGACTCAACACCTGCCTAGTCGGGTTATACGGAGTAAACACAATGGCGTACAACACAAATAACCCGGTAGGCAGTACTGACCCGCGCGACCTGTACGACAACGCCGAGAACCTCGACAAGCTAGTCAACGGGCCAGATCCGTTCTATGCCGACCGTCTCGGCAAACTGCGCTATAGCTGGTCTGGCATGGAGGTGGATTTCGTCAACGCCCAGGAGGGGCGAGAGACTGCGTTTACAGTCAGTCAGGCGGACAAGGAAAGCCGGTTCCAGGCGTTTCTGGTGTCGTCCGGCTATGTGAGCAAGGGTGACTATGCGGCAGGTGTCGTGCTGGCTGAGCGGAATGAGTACGTGGCGGTTAGCGCAGCGACTACCGGCACGTCTGCCGGCCTGTACCGTCCGAACGCATCGGCTACCCTGCCGCTGACGCTGACCGGCGCTTGGGCGACCGACGCGGCCAATCTCGTTCTGCTTGGGGATGACGTTCTGCGGCAGGATCTGGCAAACGGCAAGAGCGCGCTCGTCGATAGCGCCGTTGTCGGTTGGCGAGAACGCACCGTCGCCGATCGCCTGAGCGATACAGTCAATATTAAGGACTTTGGCGCAGTCGGCGACGGCGTGGCCGATGATAGTGCAGCCTTCGAGGCGGCCCGCGATGCTGGCGTATCGATATTTCTTCCTGTCGGCACCTATCTCATCACGAGGCCAATCGTGTTCACGAACGGAGCCGTTATTCACGGGGAAGGCGATGCTTCGGTTATAGACTGTTCTGGTGCGGGTTTCGTTGGGTCATATGCCTTGGATGTGTCAGGTACGCTGACGCAAATCGCTAACGTCGACGCTTTGTCCAAAGGAGCTTATACCGTCACGTTCCTCGCAGACCCTGGCCTACAGCCGGGCGATGTTTTTGTGCTTTACAACCCAACGGATTCTAGTTTCTCTGCGTTCCGCACCAACTATCGCGCTGGTGAGTTCTGCGAAGTCCGCACGGTTAGCGGCAATACGGTCACACTGACAAATCCGCTGTACTCTGGTTACCCGGCTGGATCAATCCAAGTTTACAAATTGCAGTCCGGTCCAGTGCTCCTGCGAAATTTCCGCATCATCGGCAAGAATGCGGTAGGCAACATTCGGATTTCAAAGTGTCTGCGGCCTACTGTTGCGGACGTCAGCTCGTTCCATCACGCGGGCAGCTCAGGTGTTTACTTCGACAAGTGCTTCCGGCCGCAGTTTATTAACCCGAATGTTCATTTGGTCGGGGGTGGTGGCGATGACTACGGCGTCATTTTTGGCAACTGCCAGCACGGCGGTGTAGTGGGCGGCAGCGTTTATAGCCGGCGTCACGCTATCGCAACGGGTGGCGATGCAGCTGTTGGTTGCGTGCCGTGTCGCGATTTGCGTATGCGCGGTGTTGTGCTTAAAAACGACATTCAAGCGGGAACGCACTGCGCGGACTTCCACGGAAACGCCGAGGACTGCAGCTACGAAAACTGCACGATCTACGGCGGGATCACTTGGCAGGGTAAGGATATCGCGTACCGCAACTGCACGATAACCAACATGTTGAATGGAATCCTCTGCTATTCTGCGGAACTTATCGGCGGGGAATACCTGATCGAAAATTGCAGAATGATTTCTAGCGGCGATCCGCAACCTGGAGGTAGGGGGCTAATTGACGTTGGGGGCAATTCAATACCCCTCAATGCCAATACACAGTCCGCTGTTGAGTTCCGGGTGCGCGGTGGCACCCTCTCTGCGATGGCCGCCACATCTTTTACGTCAGGTTTAGTGGTTCGAGTTCGCGGCAGTAGCGTGCCTGTGCGGATTGACGTCAAAGGCCTTGACGTGACGGTTCCGAACTTAAACGCGCTAGTTTTCTGCGACGTATTAAGCGGTAGTGTAGGGGCTGGTAGCTGGATAAGTATCGACGATCTGTCTGGGCTTCCAATCGGGGGGCGGCTCGCTTCCGTATCCGGTGGTTTCGAAACTGTCCCTATGCGTATGCCCCGGACTGTCGGCTCGAAAGAAGTCACGACTTCCACCAATTCCAACATCGTTAGCGCCTCCGTGACGTTTCGCTATACGTACCCCAAGGTTCCCGTTTTGTTATGCAGCAAAAGTGCGAGCAGCTACCACGGCAACCGAATTGGCGTCACGCACGCGTCGTCAGTCACGACCACCGGCGCCACGCTTTCACTAGCGACTGACGACGCAACGAATTTCGCCGCCGCGGTAACTTGCACGCTCAACTATGAGGCCGTGCTCGACGAGGTTTGATCGACCACTTGAAGCAAGCCCGGCCAAGCGCCGGGTTTTTGTTGCCCGGAGTTTACCTCATGACCCTCTCTGAAATACGGAAACAAGCCATAGCGCCCCACTGAATCCGGCAAGGCTGCCGCTAATTTGTTGATGCCGTATCCCATGTTAAACTATTGATAAATTCGACCAATGCAGCTAGTAAGGGCGAGGCATGGCAGACGAAATGAACAGCATTCCGCCTCGCGTGGGATCACTAGAAATGGAAGTTCACACGGTACGGCATAGGCTCTCTGTGCTTGAAGATACCCACCGTGAAATCCCCCATCGCGTGACTAAGGTTGAAATAGCAGTCGAGCGACTGCCGGCCATTGATAAGCGGCTTGAACAACTTGAGAATCAGGTCGCCAAGGGGTTTAACAAGGTATTGGGCGCAGTTGGTGGTGCCGGTTTTATCCTTGGTCTAGTTGAGTTCGGGCCTAAACTCCTGAAAATCCTAGGCGGCAGCTAATGCAGATTGCGTTCGCGTATAAGCGCACGGGGTTTAAGTGTGAGGTAATGCGGCGATGAAACTCGTGCCCTACTGGCGCAGGTGCTGGAGAATGTACAGCGTCCACGCCATCGCTGCCCTGGGTATGCTTGGCGCTATATCGGATTGGATGCCTATTGTGCGTGAGTTTGTACCGGCATGGGCCTATATCACCATCATGGCGCTAGGTATCGCTGGGCGCATGATCTCGCAGGATAAAGACGATGAAAGTAAAGGGTAAGCTGGTTCCCGCTGCATTGGTGGCGGCATTGGTGTCTGGCGGGTCGGTGGCGAAGCTAGAGCAGCTAGAAGGCAACGTCCTGCATGTGTATGCCGACAGCCTTGCTAACGGCCTGCCCACCCGATGCGCTGGCGATACGAACCACAGTATGCCGGTCGGAACAAAGCTAACTGCCGACGATTGCCGAGAGATTAACAAGCTTACTATGATCAAGTACGGGGCCAGCGTATTGGCCTGCACAAAGTGGGAGCACTTGAACGGTGATCGATTGGTCGGCCTGACTCTTTTCGCCATCAACGTCGGATCAAGCGGCGCGTGCAATTCGCAGTCATTCAAGGCCATCAACGCCGGACGCATTCGAGAAGGCTGCGATCTACTTGCAACTAAGCCGAACGGGCAGCCTAACTGGTCGTTTGCCTCTGGCCGATACGTGCAAGGGCTGCAAAACCGTCGCCAGGCTGAGCGCAAGCTGTGCCTGTCTGGTGTGGGCGCATGATCCCTGCATGGGTGTTCAAGGCAGCCCCGTATGTCGCAGTAGGCGCTCTGTGCGGCGTTCTGGCCTGGAGCGTGAACGGATACCGCCTAAACAGCCAGATTGATCAGCTACGCGCCTCCCATGCGCAGCAAATTCAGACCATAGCCGATAGCGTTGCCGCAACAGCAAAAGCAGCCCATGATCGACAGCTTGAGCTGACCAGCAAGATAGGAGAGCTAAACGATGAACACGCCAAAAAGATGGCCGATCTTGAAGCTGAGCGCGCTGATATTGCCGCTGGCCGTCGCGTCGTGTACGTCAAAGCCAGTTGCCCAGCAGTGCCTGCCGATGGATCTACTGCCGCCAGCGGAACTGCTGACACCGCCGCAAGACTTAGCGCCGAAGCTGGACAAGATTATCTGGACTACAAGCGCGCATATGCGGAGCAATACAGCCTACTGCTGAAGTGCCACGCATACGCGAACAAGGTTATGGAGAAGGCCCGCAATTAAACGGGCAGGTCATCATTGAAGTCAGCCGCAGCTTGCAGGCGATCAAGCTCGCTGTAGTGCTCAGCACTTGGCCCATTCTGACCAATCGCCTGCATTCGAGGGCTATCGTCATCAATCTGCGATGCTGGCTCGATGGCGCTTACCGCTGTTACTGTGCCAATCTTTGGGCATTGAAGGCCGCCATGCCCGCCATGCTTTCCGCAAACCAGGCATCCATAAGAATAAGCTGGCTCGATGACGTTCGGCGTCATTGGGTGGCGGCGATTCTCCAGATGGTCGCCTGACTTCTGTTCACGCTCAAACGCTACCAATCGATTGGCGTAGTCCAGGATCTTGATGGCCTCCTGCAATGGATCGTCTTTTTTCCCGTACCGGCGCAGGTATTTGCCGATAGTGAACCGGAAAGCCCCGCGCACTTCCTCGACTGAGCTGTTCGCGCAAAATTCGTCGATCCAGTCGCGGTTTGAGTTGTTCTCTGTGTATCGTTCTGGTCGCTTCATTGATCACTCCTGATTATCCGCACGCTACCGCAGCAAATAGCGGCGATAGGCACACCCATGCAATTATGATGGTCATTCTGGCTACTCTCCCTGCTAAACCATTTTGCTGGCTTCGGCAAAATGGTCTGGCACTTCCGGCACCAGGGGGGCTTCCCCTTCTTGCTCAAGAACGATGGCGATGGTTTCCGCTACGCCGCTCCACGATTCTGCA